GGACAACCTCTATTTCGCCATCAACGGAGAAAAAGCGGTTGATAAGAACAAGGTGAATCTGGACGACATGATGACGTCCCGCCCTCAAGGTATTAAACGAGTAGACGGAAACCCGCACGACGCGATCATGCAACTGACGAACTCGGGCGACTTCGGAGCGGTTCTACAGGGAATCCAGTACTTCGACATGGTACGCCAGGAGCGTACTGGTTCGAGCAAGAACGCGCAGCAGATAAGCCCGGACTCTCTGGCAAAGCTTCCTTCAGGGATAGCTATAGCTCAACTCCAAACTGCACAGCAGGCGATTGTGGAGTTGATTGCAAGGGTGTTTGCAGAGACCGGGGTTAAGAGTCTTTTCCGGATGATCCATGCTCTTACTTTGAAGCACTCAACCCAACAGGACGTGGTCAAACTCAGGAACAAATGGGTAGCGGTCAATCCAAGGGAGTGGAAAACCCGCACTGACATGACGATTTCTGTGGGTCTTGGAACGGGAAACGCAGAACAGCGAATGATGATGCTGGAGCGAATCATGGGGATGCAGATGAACCTGCTTCCGTTGATGCTGGCGAACCCCAAGACGATAAGACACACCGCAGCGAAGTTCACCCAAGCAGCAGGATTCAAGGATGTTGAGGCTTTCTGGCCCGATGCTGAGAAGCTTCAACCGCAACAACCGCCGCCTCCAGACCCCATCAAGATTGGGGAACTGAAGGTAAAGGCTTTCGAGGCCGAGACTCACAGAATGGCGGCTATGAAACCTGGAGACAACCCGCAGCTTGAATACAAGAAAGAAATGGACAAAGCTGGTATCCAGAGACAGACCGACCTCGACAAAGCGGCGATCAGTCGTCAGACCGATCTGGATAAAGCTGCAATGGTTCTCTCTCAGAAAGATCGTGAATTGAAATCCAAACAGGATGAATCCGATATGAGCAAGGAGTCTGTAATACAGGTTCAACTGATGAAGGAGTCCGCCGATCGTATCACTCAAGCAACGGATGTAATGACTCAGGCTGCCAATGCGATGGCTAATGCAGCGCAGACGATAGCTGAAGCTATGACTTCAGATGAAATACTCGTCCGGGGTAAGGACGGGAGGGCTCTTGGTAAGAAACGAGTTCCAGCGGGGACGTTAAACTCATGAAAAAATTCATCGCTCTTGCGCTGCTATCGTTCCCTTGCTTTGCTCAGGTTGTGACGCTCACGGTTGACTCGCCGTGGACCGTCTTCGGCTCTGGAGTAAAGCACACGTTTGCTGCGGTTCCGTTGCAGTTGAACAGCGTCGGTAACCTCACCGCCATCAGCGGGCAGCGCGTGGCTATTGGAGAACTCAAGTTCCAGCAATCCTCGGTATCCGTGACGTTCAAAGGTCCGGCGCTGAGCAGCACCACCGGATTCAGGGTAGTTGGAATTCGCGCCTACCACGAAATGTCTGCTTTGAGCATGTCCATGCCTGAGCACGCAATCAACTGGCTGTTTCATGAACCGTTGCTGGTTCCTCCGGGTGAGAAAATGACTTGTCGCTACGATATGCCCTTGATCGGCTTTGGCGCGCTGATTTGCGCGATTGGAACCGTGGTTCCGGGCCCGGTTGTGATCCCACCGCCTCCTCCTCCTCCAACAACGGGAGTGAGTGCGCCGGACTCGAAAGCCCCTCCGCTTTCACAACTCGTTGCAACTGACGGAGCAATCTGGACGCTTGTTTCCGGACAGGCGTTGAGAAATGGAGCCAATACAAACAATCCCTATTCGCCCGGAATACAGTATCTCTACGTCTCCCCCGCCAGCACGATTCGCTCGCTGAACAGCAACGGTACTTATCAATGCTGGACTGGTAGCGCATGGGCCGGGAGCGGTTGCTGAATGCTGACACCGAGACAAACACAGATTATGGAACAACTCATTTCTGGTATGAGGCATCGTGAAGTTGCATCCAATCTCGGAATTACCAGAAGCGCCATCAGCACGCATATGGAACGCATTTGTAACCGGATTGAAGCCAACACTTCAATCGAGGCGGCAGTCAAGTTCGACAGGCTGAGGCGCTGATGAGAACCTCTGAGCGACTCCCACTCGATACCCGTTCGATCTCACACGAGATAGACATCAGTTCTTTGCCGCTGGGTTCGGTGGTGACTTTCACAACCGAAGTATCAGAGGATGCCGGGGAGACCTGGCGGGTTCACGGCTTTGTCACGGTAACGCGGGGAGAGGAAATCACCGGGAAGCCGTGCGGTGCTGGAGTCGGAATTATCGGTGGAAACAAAAACCCGGATTACAGGGTGCGCACTACCGCGAGGTTGAGGAACGGCGCTGAATTGCAGACGGCGATGACGGAATCCATTGATCGCGTAGCGGAGAGGGATCGTGTCTAACACCCTCGCACAAAATCCAACGGTTCAAACATACAGCAACGCCACGGGCGTTGCCAAAGTATTCGCATCCGGTGGAACAAACCCCAGTCTATATATTGCTGAGATTTTCGCGGAATCTGCCGCGCCAACGGTAACAATTTCAGATGATCGAAACGCCGGTAACTATGCCGCTGATGCTCTTGTGCAAACAACCGGAAACCCTGGTGGTGGAACGGCCGGGATTTACTCGAAACAGAACACGTCTACCTTAACGGCGACGATCACCGCAACCCTGGGGGCTGCTGCCTATGGGTTACTTAAAGTATTCGAGTTGACGGGTGCAGACACTTCTGCTGCTTTGGATGGTTCCAACACCGCCAGTGGAAATAACAGCCAAAGAGCGGTTGCGCTTACGCCAGGCACGAATAACTGTTCCCTGTTCGCTTGTGGTACTGCGTACGCAGGAGACCAAACCGCAGATTCCGGGTGGACTGAGACTTTTGCTCTTAACGGACAGATAAGCGCCTATGCCTACGGGGAGCATATCGTCGATCAGGGTACTGCGGCTCTCGTAACCCCTACGTTCAATGACGACACTTCCAACAATTGGACGATGGCAATCGCTGCTTACAAGACCGCAGCGGGGGGTGGTGGAGACCCTGAAGGCCGTCTCGTTGGCGGTAAATTGATTCGGGGCGGGCTCCTTACAGGGGGTGTGTTGTGATTAGCTGGGGCTCGGTTCCATCAGGCGCAGTTTTGCCGTTCATGTTCGATTCGTACGACGGCGGAACTGGAGCTTCTATAACACTCACCGGACTCGCCATTACTGACGTTGAGATTTACAAGGGAACGTCGATGACTCAGAGGTCCTCTGACGCCGGGGTAGTCTTACTCGACACGGACGGAATCGACCTCGATGGCGTTACCGGGATTCATGGTTTCAGTATAGACACTGGAGATAATACTGATGCAGGTTTCTACACCGTAGGCTCGTTTTTTACCGTTGTCGTTTCAGCGGTGACGATTGACGCACAGACGGTTAACTTCGTAGCTGGAACGTTCAGGCTTCTGGCGGTAGAGACTGTTTCAGGCACTCCACAAGCCAGAGCTTCAGCCATTGCTGATGGGGCGATTACAGCATCTACCGTAGCAGACGGGACTATTGATGCAGCAACGTTCGCGGCTGGAGCTATCAATGCTGCGGCGATAGCCAACGGGGCGATTGATGCGGCCACATTTGCCGCGGGAGCGATTGACGCTGCTGCTATTGCAGCAGGAGCGATAGACGCCGCGACTTTCGCAGCAGACGTAGACGCTGAAATCCTCTCCTACATCGTAGACGATGCTACGAGGATAGACGCTTCGGCGTTGAACACCGCAGCGGTGACAAGCATCCCGGCGATTCTGGCAGATACCGGCACTGACGGTGTAGTGGTAGCAGCAGCAAGCAAGACCGGATACACGCTTTCAGCGGCGGGGCTGGCTGACTTCTTCGATACCGATTCCGGAACCGCCTACGCATCCGCTGTTGCGGGGTCGGTCGTCAAGGAGATTGCTGACAACGCTGGAGGCTCTGCTCTTACTGAAGCAGGTATTGCCGATGCGGTATGGGACGAAGACGCTACGGGACATCAGACCGGGGGGACTTTCGGACAAGCGATTGGAGACCCGGTAGCGGACACGAACACGATCTACGGAGCTGTTGTAACAGGAGCTGCCGGAGCGACTGTTGCGGCTGACATCATCGCGGTCAAGGCTGAAACAGCGGCGATTCTTGATGATACCGATGATATTGGCGTAGCAGGCGCTGGGTTGACAGCGATCAATCTCCCAGACCAGACGATGAACGTTACCGGGAATATCACCGGGAACCTCTCGGGGAGCGTGGGAAGTGTCACTGGAGCGGTTGGAAGCGTCACCGGGGCTGTTGGTTCGGTAGCTGGAAACGTAGACGGAAACGTGACTGGTACGGTAGCCGGTGTAACACCTTCAACCGCTGCACAGGTTGCCGCTGTTCTGACGACGGCTATAACCGAATCCTACCGGGCAAACGGTGCGGCTCCTACTCTAGCTCAGTTCATGTCCGAAGTGATTGCTCATCTTGGAGAATCCGCTATTTCAGGGACGACCAAGACCATCAGCAAGTTCGACCACGTAACAGCGGCTGAGACTTTCACGCTGGACGACGCAACCACCCCCAGCTCGATAACGAGGGCGACTTGATGTGTCTATCTCAACCGTCATTACTCTTGGGTATGGGTCTTTCGGGACGACTGGCTTTGTTATCACGCTCGGGTATGGAACTTCTGGAGTTGCCCCTCCAACTCCCACCCCAACCCAGACCCAGGACACCGGAGCCGGTAGGGGCAGGGGTAAGCGTAAACGGCTTCGCATCATCTTCCGTATCAACGGAGAAGAAGTCGAAGCCAACTCCCTGGAGGCTGTGCTTGAGATTATCAAAGAGGCCAAGAAGGAAATACCCGACCTCGCCAGAGAAAAAGCGCAGGACATCGTACTGCGTGGCGTCAAGCTTGGCACGGTCAAAAAGGAAGACCGGATCGAGGTTGTCAGTGCGCCGGCAGAAGTTAGGTCGGTTATCGAAGACCGAATCAGGGAAATGGAACGATTTTACTGGGCGCGGATTAATTCAGCGATGCGTCAACTAGAGGACGAGGAAGAGGACGTATGGATTCTGCTGTGAACCTGCAACTGGAACTCGACAGAGGGGCAAAAGCAGAGCATTTGCTCAGGAATGCTCTGTACGTCGAATGCGTGGAAAAGGTTCGTCAAGGCATCTATGAAAAGTTCGCAACCTCTCCCGTGGGTGACAAGGACGGGCAGCACGAATTGAGGCTGATGCTGAAGTGTCTTGATGACATCGAGGGAAATATCCGTGAAATAGCCACGACGGGAAAGATGGCCGCAAAGCAGATCGAGGAAGAAAGGTCTTTGAAGGAACGAGCTAAATCCGCTATTCACGCATTCAGGAGATGACAATGGAAATCGCACAGAACAGTCCCTCAAACGCCCCGGCAGCGGGTCAGTTGTCTATTGAAGACAGACTGATGAAGCATATTGATAACGTGATTAAACAGCCCCTGAGAACGCAGGACGAGACCTACGTCAAGCGCGAGGCTCCTCCTGAGGGACAGACGGAGGAAGCGGCTGAAACCACCACCGAAGTGGCTACCGATGCGGCCTCGGAAACAGCAAAGACCGAGCCGGCAAAGGAACCGGAACATTACGAATTCGAGTTCAACGGTGCCAAGTATCAAGTACCGCCGGAACTGAAGGAACTGCACGAAGGATACCAAAGACAACAGGACTACACGAAGAAAACGCAGGAAACCGCCGAGATGCGACGGTCTGCGGAACTCATGATGCAACAAGCCAATACACAAATGGCACTGCGTCAGGCGCTGGAGCCTCACCTGGAGGAACTGATCGTAGTCAACAAGCAATTGAAACTGTACCAGCAAGTTGACTGGAACCAGTTGACCAACAGTGATGCACAAGAAGCGCAAAAGCACTTTATGGCGTATCAGCAACTGAAAGACAGAAAAGCGGGTATCGAGGGCGACATGCACAAAGCCGCCAACGATCACGTTCAGAAGTTGAACGAAACCCGCCAGAAGTTGAAGACCGAGGGCGACAAAATCCTCACCCAGAAGGTGAAGGGCTGGAACCCGGAAAAGTCAAAGGCTCTGTCCGACTTCGCTACCAAGACCTACGGGTTTTCGGATAACGAAGTCTCTCAGTGGACTGACCCGCGCGTGATGCAACTGGTGAACGATGCCAACGAATGGCACGCTTTCCAGGCTGCAAAGCCGAAGGCTGAAGTAAAAGTACCTTCCAAAACGCTGCGTCCCAATGCGTCCGACGGACGGGACGGGAAATCAACCCGTATCGCGGAAATCAAACGCGACATCCGATCTGCCAAGACCGACACGGACAAGGCAAAGAACATACAGCGACTCCTGGAGCAAAAGCTCGGATAGCTGAAAGGAAAACATGACTGCGATTGCAGGAACAACTGAAACGTACGATCTATCGACGAGTATCCGCGAGGATCTCGAAGATACCATTTGGGATCTCTTTCCAATGGATTTTAAATAGTCCATTTCAAACACCGTGAATTGCTGGAAACCCCTTAGAGACATGGACGCCACAACGCATCTGGTAACGGAAAACGTGATGGCCGAAAAGGACATGGATTGGGCAATCAGCAGCCAAGCCACCGAGGAATCGGCGGAAGGTTCAACGACTAACGCATACGGGCCAGAACGGCCTATGAAGCGACACGAGCGCGGTGCAACCAATGCCAAGAGCATCTACAACAGGAAATACCGCGAGAAAAACAGGGACAAGCTCAATGCTTACCTTGCCGAGTATCGCAAGAACAACAGGGACGAGCTGTTGCTCAAGAAGAAAGTGTATTACCTGAAAAACCGTGAGAAGCACTTGGCTGATTTTGCGAGGTATCACGCACAAAACGCGGCAGAGATTATCAGGCGAAAGCGCGAGCGGAGAGCCGATCCAGTGGTATTGGCCAGACACAACGAAGCAGTGGCCAAACGCAGGGCGGCAGAGGTTCGTGCGACTCCGAAATGGGCCAACAGGAACGCCATAAGCGGCGCGTATCTGGCGGCTCAAAGGATGAGGTTGGACACTGGGATTGACTATCAGGTGGATCATTTCTATCCCCTGCTAGGTAAGAAAGTGTGCGGGCTTCACGTCGAAAGCAATCTACAAATCATTACTGCCAGCGCCAATGCGCGAAAGCAAAACAAGATGGTTGAAGAGATAGTCTGAGCTATGAAGAAACTCATAGAAGCAGCTTTAATAATAGCTGCGATAACAATGCTGACCTGGGCTTTAACCAACCTAGACAAGGTTAAGGCCATCGCCACAAGCCACAACTGGCTGGCGGATTCTCTTGAAGCTGCGACGCTCAACGCGCAGGTTGACGGGGATGACGCAAGCTATGCAACCGTAGTGGCTCCACTGCGCTACGACAACGACCTCCAGATTACCCGTAAGACGTTCCTGATTTCAGGCTCGCTCGAAGCGGTGACTCTTGCCGGCCGGAAGTCTGAAATCGCCCGCCAGGCGATGAAGCAGATGAAGCATTTGAAGCGCGACATAGAAAAAGCCATCGTCGGGAACCAGGCTGCGTGTGCCGGTTCGCAGACGATCGGCCGCATGTCTGCTGGCATGGAATCGTGGATTGCCTCAACTGACCACGGCGGTAACGGTCAGCGGGGAACAACCACGAACGCCGGTTCGACCATCGGTTACTCCTCGGGGACGGTCTCGGCCCCGACCGATGGCGCTTCGCTCGGTGGACTCTCGCAAACCTCGTTTAACCAGATGCTGAATGACGCCTGGACGGACGGTGGAGACCCGAGAGTGATTCTGACGAACGCGGTATACAAAGCGGCAATTGACAACTTCACCTCCCAGGCAACCCGGTTCGTTGACGTGGACAAAGCAGGAGAAATGCCGATCCTGACTGCGGCCAATGTTTACGTCTCGGACTTCGGGAAGCACATGGTTGTTTTGAGCCGCTACGTTCGGAACACCGCGCCGGGGGTAGTACTGGCGATCGACCCGGACTACTGGGCTACAGCTTGGCTCCGTAGACCGGCAATCGAGAGTCTGGCGAAAACGGGCGACGGCGAGAAACGCATGATCATCTGCGAATGGACGCTGGTTGCACGTAACCCGGATTCTTCGGGCAAGGTCTCAGGGCTGACGTAACAAGGACAGGCGGGGGGCTAATAACCCCCCGCCTTCTGCGGATGAAAGAGTTTTTTGGAGTCGATGAGTCGAGTGGACTTACCTACTACACCGAGCAGGTAGAGGACTCGACGACTATCCGAAGTGAACAGGACGTTGAACCTGTGATCGAGCTTGCAAAGATCGAGCGGGATCACGGATTGAGGGATGAAAAAGGCATTGCAGGACATATCAGGCATTACTGCTACCTGCCGGCGTCAATCATGCTGGAACTCTACAAGAAGGGTATCAACATGATGAATCCCCAGGAGTCGGACTGGCAGAAGTTTTTCAGGGAAATGGAAACGAACTACCCGAAATTCAAAACGACTGAAATGAAGGCATGGAGACCACACTAAAACGGGCTGCTTATCTCACTTCGATCAAGGAGTGGGACGATGCGATGGATCTCATCAACCAGGTGTTGATGATCGACCCCAATCACTCAAAAGCCTTGATCATGGCTACCCACATTCTGGACAAAGCCCGGAGGTGGCCGGCTGCGTACCAATTTGCCCAGCGAGCGGTGTCAGTGGCACCTCTCGATTCTTCTTCATGGCAGAACCTGGGACGGTTGTCCGAGGAGTTGTACCAGCTTGATGACGCTGAACGCTGTTACAAGAAGGCCATGCAGCTATCCAGAAAACCCCGGGTACTGGCGATGAATCTGAACAACCTGTCCTCTTACTACAACACGGTAGGCAACTCTAAAGAAGCGGAAAGGATTGCTTTAGCGACTCTGGAAATAGAACCCGACAATCAGAAAGCGCATGGAAACCTGGGAATAGCCCAACTTGCTCAGAAGAAATGGCAAGAGGGTTGGGTTAACTACGGATTCATTCTCGGGAGTGAGTATCGAAAGATCATGAAGTACCGGGACGAGCCGGAGTGGGACGGGACTCCTGGTAAGACGGTGGTTGTGTATGGAGAGCAGGGTTTAGGAGACGAAATTTCCTTTGCTTCCATGATTCCTGACGCTTTGAAGCTCTGCTCGAAGCTGATTCTCGACTGCGATTCGCGTCTGGAAACCCTGTTCAGACGGAGCTTTCCACAAGCAAAGGTGTACGGGACTCGTTGGGAGAAACAGGCCGTCTGGGCCGATGAGGATCAGAAGCCGGACTACTCAATGTCTATCGGGCAGTTGGGAAAGATACTGAGAAACAAGGCCGAGGACTTCAGGGGTGAAACTTACCTGGTTCCCCCGTACGAACGGCACATCATGTGGAACGAGTACTTTAAAACCAAGCGTAAACCCATCATCGGAATAGCCTGGTCTGGAGGTCTTTCATGGACAGCAGAACGCTTCAGACGGTGGAAGCTTGAAGAGCTGCAACCCCTGTTCGATTCGGTAGACGCTCACTGGGTGAGCCTTCAGTACAAAGATGCTTCTGAGGAAATCAGAGACTTCAAAGGGGCTCAGATCCACGACTATCCCTTTGTGACTCAGCACAAGAACTATGACGAAACCGCAGGGCTTGTTTCAGCCTGCGACATGGTGATCTGCATGCAGACGTCAGTTGGTCACTTGGCTGCTGCGTTGGGAATTCCTACGTGGGTGTTTGTGAACAACCTCTCGCAGTGGAGATACGGAGGGGTTGAGGAAACAATCCCCTGGTACAAGTCCATGACCGTCTGGAGACAGGACTCAAACAAGCGCTGGCCGATTGATGAAGCTGCAAGAGTGTTGAAGCTTCGATACTCAGTACCAAAACTGGCGAGGGCGTAATGGCACTAGACACTTTAGCGAATCTGAAACTGGCGATTACCGAGCGGCTGGATATTGGTTCAGCGATTTCCAATACTCAATTGGATGATGTAATCCGTTTTGCCGAAAACAAGGTTGTGAAAAAGCTCAGGGTAAGGGACATGGAAAGTGCTTTGGCTTCCACCATCGCAGCGGATGGGACTTCTGCCGTTCCTACGGGGTATCTCGACTTGAAGTATGCCTATGTCAACACCTCCCCCATTCGGAAGCTTGAACGGAAAGCGCCTGAATGGATTTACGAGAAATACCCCAGCAGAGCCTTGGGCCAGGAATCGTTCATCGCCCGGGAAGGTTCTAGTTTCATCTTCGGAGATGCTGGTACTCCGGGAAGGATAGTGAAGGGAATCTACTACGCTTCTCCGACGGCGATGACTGCGACTATAAACAGTCTTTTTACGGCTTTTCCCGAGGTGTATTTCTTCGCCGCTCTTTCAGAGTGCGAATCCTTCATCGGACGCGACGACCGGATAAACCTGTGGGAGTCGAAGTATCAGCAGGTACTGAATTTTGCAAACCAGCAGGACAAGGACGAAGGTTTTGGAGGCGGGCCGATTTCGGCCACTACCAGCTGATGGGTAAACCAATCTCCTTTCTTAACGTACCCGGACAGCGGGGGACGGGGATACTGGATTCCCGGTGTGTGAATGTTCTCTTTGAGATACAGGTAAACCCTGTGACCGAAGAGCAGAAGGTCTATGTCGTTAAAAGACCGGGGCTGGCGAATAACACTCAACCGCCAGGAGGCGCTGCTGCTGGACGTGGGATGTATCTCTGGACCAAGGCGGCCGGTTCACAGCTATACAGTGTTTTTGCGAACAAGGTCTATTCAGGGACCACTGACCTTGGGGTAACACTTGCTGGTTCTACTGGCAGGGTTTGGTGGACAGAGATACCTGTTTCTTCCGGTGCTCATCAACTGGTATTGAGTGATGGCGCAGATAACTACAACATCACGACGGCTGACGCCATCACCCAGATAGATACTACAGATGACGCACAGTACCCGGCAAGCAATCTTGGTCCTGTTGTTTTTCTGGATGGGTATTTGTTTCAAGCTCTCTCCAACGGGCAAATCTGGCAGTCGGACTTGAATTCACTGGTTTCCTGGACTGCCGGGAATTTCCTTTCTGTAGACACGCACGGCGGCTTTTTAGAAGCCATCCATATTCAGAAAAACCAGATCCTTGCTTTTACCAAGACCCGTATAGAGTTCTTCTTCAACAACGGAAACCCAAGCGGTTCGGTCCTATTGAGGATCGACCAGAATACTCTGGGCATAGGACTCGCAGCGAAAGAAACGCTTGCCTTTCACGGAGAGACCTGCATATTCGTTGGAGTCAAAGCGAACGACGGTGGAGGTACAAGAGCAATATTTCAGATTTCCTCCTTGAGCAAGGTTAACGAGATTTCCAACCCCGTAATAAATCGTTTGCTGAACGCAGAAGGATCGAGTATTTCGACGGCCTCAGCATGGATGGAGGTTGTTGCCGGGCAACTGGTGTACGTCATAAATCTGGACAGCGCTGAAAGAACCCTCGTTTATTCGGTCGATACCAGATTATGGTGCGAGTGGGCAGATACCAGCGGAGATGTGAAGTTTCCTGGTATCGCTGCCACCTCTACCGCTGGTGCCACGGTCGTACAGGATGTAGCCAACGGAAGAATCTACACGTTTCCTGCTACTACCTTTCAGGACAGCGGTACTGACTTCCCGGTGAGAATCACGACCAACAGAAGCAACCACGGTTCTCAAGAGAGGAAGTTTGAACAGTCCCTCTCCGTCATTGGCGACACCACTACTGGGAGTCTGACTGTTTCCACTTCGGATGACGATTTCACGACTTTCAACACCGCTCGAAATATAGACATGTCTCAGCCCGTGAAAAGACTCTACCGGCTGGGTTCGTTCTATGAAAGAGCCCATAGATTCACGTACACGAATAACGCGGCCTTGAGGCTTCAGGCTTTCGTGCCGGAACTGACTAACGGAAAACACTGATGGCAATTCTGTTACAGCCGAGTCCGATATTGAAAACTGCTAAGAACATATATTCGCAGGGGGTTGATCTGGATTGGACCCCTTCATTGACTTTTGCTGTTCTAGGTGATTTTAGTTTTACACTGGGTTTTGCTCAGGGGAAGTCAAGAAAGGAAGGGGATACGGTGGATATTCAATTCACCCTGGAGACTACTTCGTTCACACACTCGACGGCTTTTGGAGAGATTCGTATAACTAATCTTCCCTATATAGACGGGGGCTTT